TTTTCATTGTTTTTATTCAACTAATAAAATTTATAATATTATTTTACATTTTAGTAAAAAAAATAAATGTAGTAGAAATTCTATTTGTATATTTCCAAATAATATTATTTATTTATTAAATATAAAACAACTTGAATATTCTAAAAATACTGAAAAATTTTATAAATTATTGAATATCATTATCAAATATATATTAAATAATTTAAATGAAATAAAAAACATTTATCTTCCACATTATAATTATATTTGTTTTAAATGTTTTTCTGGTTTTTATGATAAATTTTATTTAAATAATCATTTTAACCAAGAAAATAATTGTATAAAAAATCCATGTTGTATGCTTAGTAAAAATGAAATAGATTATTATAATATAAATCAAATTAATAATGTTGATAAATGTTTAAGTTTATATGATAAAAATAATTATAAATACTTTGAAAATTTAAATAATTATTTTTATGATGATAATTCTATTTCATTTAATATAAATTTAATAGAAAATAAAAAAATAAAATTATATTTTAAAAAATATAATATTGATAACTTAAATAGATTCAAATTTAACAATGATAATAATAAAAATAATAATAATAATAATAATAAAATTTTTAATACATCAAATAAAAAATGTAAATATAAATGTTATAAGTGCAATCAAAGATTTCATAAAAAATATAATATACAAATGCATTTAAAAAGAAAAATTCCATGTATTAAAGATAAAAATAATTTTATGAGCGATACAGAAATAGATATATTAAATATTTCTCAATTTGATAAAAAAGAAAATAATAAAAATAATACAAATAATACAAATAATCCAAATAATACAAATAATACAAATAATACAAATAATATATTATTCTATAAATATATAAAATATATAAAAAATATAATAATTTTTTAGAAGAACTTAAATATATAATAATTTTTTGTGAATTTTCAAAAATAAAAAATAATAATATAAATTAATTAATAGAAATAAACTTGAATTTATTAAGAATGAAAATTCTAATAAATTAAAAAATCAATTAATTGGTATAGATACTCCTATATTTACTGTAAAAAATTTAGGTATATTAAGTAATCAATTTAATAATAATAATAAAAATGTAAAAACTATAAAAAATAAAAAATATAATACTAATGAATTAATTACTAATGAATTAATATATAATGGAATAAATATAGATAGGATAAAAGAAATATTAACATATATAGAAATTCCAGAACTTTTAAATAAAAAGATGAATATAATACAATTATTTAATGATGCTCATTATTTACAAATGAGTAGTTTAATGGAATTAATAATAAAAAGATTAATTGATTTAAAAATATATACTACTTATTTTGATTAATAACAATTTAATTAATTTTTTTTAAAAATATTATAATATTTTCATCTTGATTATTTAGGGTTTAATTTTGTTCAATTGCCAACCAATTAAATTGTGTTTCTTTAATTGGATTTAATCCTAACATTTCACTAAATTCTTCATCTAATCCTTTTTCAATTTTATTTTTTATATATGAAAAACCTGTTTTTGATGGATTCATAATATTTACATTTAATAACTTATTTATTGCTATTTTTGAATCCTTTTGAATAGGAGTTATATGAATATAAGGAGTTTTATTAAATTTTTTTTTAAACTGAATAGTACCTTTTGATGAAGTTGATTGATTACTTATTCCCGATTCATAATTAAATTGCGGATAATTTTGTTTAATAATTTTCGTTTTTGGTTCAAATTCTTTACAATTATAAATATTGTCATTATCTTTATTGCATGTTAAATTTACTTTAACATTATTTTCAAAACTTTCATTTATTTGTTTAGATTGTTTAGAATATATATATATTACAATAATTATAATCAATAAAAATAAAATATATAATAAACTATGAGAATTATATGAAAAAAATGTTTTCATTTATAATAATTATGAATATTTTATTATTCATAATTCAATTAAAAAATTAATGCTTCTTTTTTTGTTAATATTAAAAATATTTATATAATTTAACAAGGTGGTTTTTTACCCCAAAAATTCTTAGGCATTGTATTTGTTGAAGGATATGCAGATGATATTAATATTTGTTCTTGAGTTCTAACAGCAGGCATTTGTGTATTTTTATAAAATAATGGACCTGCATTCCAATTTCTTTGATATGGATATGTTAATGTTCTAAATGGAATTCCTTCTCCTAAATTAATATGTTGTACTTCACTAACTGCTTTATTTGTACCAGCATCATATACTTGAATTTGTACTTCTGGTTTAACATATACTGTTCCCATATTTGAATAATAACTATTTGGATAATTTAATGAAAATGAAAATTTACCATTATTAATATTAGAAGTTCCAATATTTGATGATTGGTCAAAAGCAACTTCAGCATTTGGAAATGGAAGACCACTTCCTGAAAAATTACTGTTATAAGATGGACTATTTGCTGCCCAAAATTTTAAATATAAATTAGATTTATTTGATAAATTTAAAACATCTCCTTTTAAATTACCATTAACAATAAATGATTGATTGTCACTTTTAACTAAATTTAAAAAACATAATGGTAAATCTTTTTGAGCACATTTAAATGAATCACACATATTATTTTCTCTGTATTTAAATATTTCAGCTGATTGTGGGTCATCGTTATTTATACTTGCAAATGAATTTAAACTCATATTATATTATTAATAGATATTTTTTTATATTTTTTTATTTATTCTTTAATTATTATTTAATTATTATTTATTTATTTAAAAATACTTTATTCCCATTAATCCTTTATAATTATCAATAAATTGTGAAGCAATATCTCCTTCTTCTAATGATTCTATTTCAATTATTTTGAAATTTAAACATGAATCATCGCATATACATTGCTTTAATATATCTAATTTTCTTTTTTCGATATATAATTCTTTAAGCTGAAAATTTTCAATGGATTCTAATATTTCTTTTTTTAATTTTCCAAAAACAAATAAATCTAAATTTGTATTTGGGTTTGTTAATTCATTTATTTTTTTTTCTAATAATTCATTATTTCTTTCACATTTTTTTGTTAAAAAATATTTATTTATTTCTTCAATAGTTAATTCATTATTTTCTAATAAAATTTTTTTATTTTTTTCATCATTTAAACATTTACTATTTAAATTTAATCCATATACTAATAATTCATTTATTTTATGCTCTAAAATATAATTATTTATAATTTCTATCATATTTTTTTCATTAGTAAATTTAGTTTCAGTTAATAATTTATTTTTATTAGTATTTATTATTTTTAATTTTAAATTGCTTTTTTGAGCATGACAAATATAATTAAAATTAAAATTTGTAAATACATCTAATATATAATCTATATCAAATATTATATCTTTCTTTACATACAAATCTTTTAATTTATATTCATTTATTGTTTTTATATTTTCTTCATTAAATATATATTCAAATATTTCATCATTTATTAAATACAAACTACTAATAACTGAATTATCCATTTCTTTTTCTAATTTTAATTTTAAATTATAAAATCTACTATTTAGTTTTTTCTTTTTAGACAAATTTTGTATCAATGAAATTTTATTTAATTCTTTTTGCACTAAATTAATTGCTTCTTCTTTTTTTATATTATAAAAATAAATTGTTATTAATGTTTCATTATTTTCTTCATATTTTTTATATGTTCTTAAGACTGAAATATCCATAAATATATTTAAAATTTAATTTTTAAATATATAATGTAAAAAAATATTTATTTTTATTAAAAATATGTAATTTATTTATAAGATGCATATTGATTAAATTCAGTATTTTTTCCATTAAAAAAATGTGATTGTACATTCATGTTTTCCGAATCATTAAAATAACATCCTGATATTTGATTATTCCCACAAGTATTAATATTTGCTTCTACTTCATTTGCCATTCCAATACCCATTCTTTGATTTGTTTTTTGACAAATACCAATTTGAGTATTGTAGTTACATACTTTAGAAAATGGAACTTCTACTAATTTTCCACTTTTACAATTGTTTTTTTCAGAAATATATTGGTTATTAATATTCATTATTTCTAAAGCATTATTAGTTAAAAAATGTCTATATTGATTACTTGATAATACATTATTATTTAATCTAATCATATCATTTAAAGTTCCACTTTGTCTATAATCTGTCATTATTCTACCATCTGACATTAATGCTGGACAATCAAAATACTTATTATTACTTGTTTTATTACAATTCATATAATTTATATAAATATTTTTATATTAAAAAAATTATTAATTAAATGATTAATTTAAATTTAAATTAATTAAACTTTTTTCCAAAATTTTCTATTTAATTTATTTAATGTAACAATATATTCATTTCCATCTTGACCAGTTTCTTGGTCACCTTCACTTAATTTTGTTAAACTTACTTTAGGATATTTTTTAGGATTTGGTTTTTCATTTTTTTCTTTAACTTTTTCTTCTATTTCTTCAACTTTTACTTCTAGTTCTTCAACTTTATTAAGTTCATTGTCATCTTCAATTTCTTCTACATTATTTTCATTATTTTCATTATTTTCATTTATAATTTGATTTATAATATTATTAGTAGTATCATCTTTATTAATATCATCGTCATCGTCATCTTCGTCTTCATCTTCATCTTCATCATCTTCATCATCATCTTCGTCGTCATCATCTTCATTATCATCATCATCTTCGTCGTCATCATCTTCTTCATCTTCATCATCTTCATCTTCTTCATCTTCATCATCTTCATCTTCATTATCATCTTCTTCTTCATCCTCATCATCATCTTCATCATCATCATCTTCTTCATCATCTTCTTCATCTTCTTCATCATCTTCTCCATTTAAAGGAAACATTAAATCATTTGAATTCATGAATTGCTGAGAATTTAATTGATTCATTAAACCTTGTAAATTAGGTTGTGATTGAACAGAAGACATTTCATTTATTTTATTTTCTAAAGCCATAACTTTGTCTTTTAAGGATTGAATATTAGATTCACAAATATTTAAATTATTTTTATTTCTTCGTGCATCACTAGAAATATAATATAACATAATTAAAATAATTATTAATAAAATTAATAATGTAATTGATATCAAATTGAATAACATATTTATTTAATTAATAAATATATTTTTAAATACATTTTTAAACGAAAATTTATATACTGTTCATTTTTATTTTATTTTGTTTTTGTTTTGTTTTTGTTTTGTTTTTATTTTTCTTAATTTTAGATTTTGTTATATTTTTAGAAATATTTAATGCATCATTTATAATTTCTTCATCAAATCCATTATTTTTGAGAAGGTCTAATGCTATATATTGATAACTTACACCTTTTTCTAATAAATAATTAAACATAATATTTTTTTCTTTATCATAATCAACACTAAATTTATAGTTTTCAATTCTTTTTTTAGTATCTTTTTCTAAAATACATAAATCTGTATAATGAGTTGTAACCATAAATAATGTATTTGTATATTTACATAAATTCTTTAATATAGAATAGGCTCCTGAAAATCCTTCTATGTAATTTGTAGATGAAAAAATTTCATCTAATACAATAAATGAAAATTGTTTTTCATTCAATTCTTTAATTTTTTCTATATATTCTTTAGACCTAAACATTTCTGCCTCAAATAATGATGATTTTCCTTTAATATCAGGAATATGCAAATAAGTTTCTATTAAATGAAAAGGTGTTGTTTCAAATAATGAACAACTATTTATTCCTATTGTTTGTGACAATAATAAATTAATAATAACAGATTTTATAAATGTAGATTTTCCAGCAGCATTTGGTCCTGTTATTAATAAATTATTTTTCATTATTATTGAATTCTTAACTACATCATTATTTATTAAATATGGATGCCATATGTTTTTAATATTTAATTCAGGTTTTGATTTATTTTTATATATTGAATATGAATATGGATTATTTTCTGTTGAATTATTTAATAAACTCGAATTTGAAAGTAATACATCCACTATTCCTATAAATTGAAATACATCTAATAATTTTGTTTTATAAAATCTAAATTTATTAAAAATTTTTAATATTTTTCCTTTGTTTGTAAATAATCCTGGTTTTTGGAAAAATACTTCATTTGAGAAATAATTTTCCTTATAAAACTTATTATCTTCTACTAATTCATTATATCCTATATAATTTGTTAAATCTATTAAATTATTCTTTTTACATATATCTTCTATTTTTAATGATATGTGAATATAATCATTCATTTTATTTAATTTATCATGAATCAAATTAATTAATTTATTTGTATTTGATGATGTTTGATAACTATTATATATATTTTGAAAATACATAAATAAATATAATCCTTTTGTTAATAAAGAAGCTATTTTTGCTTTTGTTGGACTTTTAATAAATATTTTAATTGTTTCATCGCTCCAAAGTGTTTTAAAATAATTCCAAATAACTGTTTTAATTGGAATAGCTCCATTTAATTTTTTATTAAACCATAACATTAAAATTAAAGGTGTTATTATTGTAATTAATGGTGTAATAGCTGTAAATACAGGGCTCAAAACAATTTTATACATATTAGAAGCTAATAACGCATATTCATTATTATTTAATTTTGAATTTATATCAACTCCTGGAATAAAATTCCAATTAAAATAAATAACATCATGCATATTATCAATATGATTTAAGCTTTTTTCATCCCAAAACCATATTAAATCATTCTCAATATTTTTTATTTGAATCATCAATTTTTCTAATACTGGAACAAGAGGAACTATTTTTTTTACATAAGATTGTCTTTTTTGTAATATTTCAATATTATTTACTGGTGTTACTAATATTTTTTTTAATAATATAGAACCTACTTTAGTTTTACATTTATTTATTTTTGATATTAACCCATTTTCTTCATTCAGATAATGGTCATGCATAAATTCAACATCATTGAAAACATAATCATTTATTACAGAATTATCTTGACTAAATAATAAATTTTTATTTTCTATTAATTTTTCATATAAATTGTTTTTTAATTGCTCATCTAATGTTTGACTAACTAAATATAATCTATCATTAAAATCAAGTTCATGATCTTTTTTTTCATCAATATTTTTTGAAGGAGACTTATTCATGACCATATTTAATATATCTTCAGGATTAAGATTCATTATTATATAATAAAATAATAATAACTTTAAATTAAAAAAACGAAAAAAATATATAACTTAATTATATAATGGCAATTATTAATTTGCATTTAGATATAAATGAAAACTATAAAACTTATATTAATGATATTTATAAATTATTTACTATCTTAATTATTATTCAAATATTACTTAACTTATTGGAAATTAATAAAGATTTCTTTTATAATGCTTTAAGTGGTTCTATTTTAAATGATGATTTAGTAACCTTATTATTTGTTATTATTTTAGGAATATCATCTTATTATTTAATTTTTAATAAAATATTAGAAATTAATTAAGAAAAGAAATATTTTATTTTAAATTTATTTTAATTATTTATTTATAGATCATTGTCTTGATTATCTTGAAGTTGTTCAATTTGACTTTCATCTAGTAGATTTTCATCTAGTAGATTTTCATTAGATGTTTCTTTATTCATTTGTTTTCTTTGTGGTCTTTTAAATTTTAGTCTTTCTTGATTATACTTAATGTAATTATCCATATAATCACTTTTAGCTACTTTTAAAAACTTATTCCATTGGTCAGCATATAATACTATTGGTTGTTTAGAAATTCCATATAAAGCAAGTGCTCCACTTCCTGTAACTTTACAATAAGGTCTAGTTGGTCTCATTTCCTTAAGTTGAATTTTATTCATAGCATCATTAAGAGACATTTCTTCTGACTTTAATGCACTAATGATACCAGACAATTGTTGGTAAGCAGACATTGGTTTTCTGCTGTTAGTATTGTTGTTGTAGTTGTTGAATTCTGACATATTGTATATATAAATATATTTATTAAATAATCTTTAAGCTCTTTTTTTTTATTAATTATTTTTTTTAAAAATATTTATTATATATATGGATTTAGATATAAGCTATGTATTAATATTATTATTTATTGGATTATTATTTTATTATATAAATAGTAATAAAAATAAAATAATTTCATATCAAACAATTAAACAGTTTAAAATTATGGGAATGAATAATAATCAATTAAATAATTTAAAAAATAAATATAAAAGAAGTAATTGTAATGATTATTGTAGTCCAGAATTATGTAATAAATATCAAATAGAATTAAATAATTATAAAAAATGTTTAAAATGTCAAAAAGAATTTAAATGTTATAATGTTTATACTGATAAATGTGAGAATTGTATATCTTTAGGAATAGGTCAATGTAATATGCCAATTAATCCAAAAAATAATTTATGTAAATAATTATCTTTTATTAAATTAATATGATTAATATTTTTATTTATATTATTTGTTTTATTAGTATTCTTTATATTATAAATTTATTAAATCAATATTTAAAAAATAAATTTATTTTTGAAAGTTTTAATAATGATTTTAGTGTTAATTTAAATAAAAAAGAATTTAATAGTTATTTATTGAATAATTATAAAAAAAATAAAGTTTTTAATGTAAATGTTATTAAGAATAAAGAAGATCTAGAAGAATGCTTTAAAAGATGTGATTTTGAAAATTGTATTAAATTAAAAATTATGAAAGAAAATTACGATAAATGTACAACATGTCAAAAAGATGATTCAAAATGTTATAATAAATTATTATATGAAGGAAGATGCGATCCTTGTGGAAAAAATTTGGAAAAAATGAATTGTGAAAATACTAATAACTTTGCTTGTCCTAATTTAAAAGATATTTATAATATTGATGGAAAAGAACCATATTATTTACAAGTAATTAATAAAGAAAATATTAGTTCTCCTTATAAACAATCATGTTTATTTTGCTGGAATTTAAAAAATTATTTATAATTTTTATTTATATTTTTTATTTATAATTATAAATTTTTTACTTAAAAAAGATTTTTATAAAATTAAATATATGGATGTTAAAATAAGTTATAATGACCATTCAAATATTATTAAAATTGATATAAATAAAGAAAATGGTTATATACAAGAAAAAATTTTAGGTTTATTTAATTTATTAATTTATAATATTGAACATACTTTGGTTCATATTAAAAATAATTATTTTGTTTTAGGATTAAATGAATTAATATTTACAAATAATTTACATGATTTTTTAGATAAAAATAATTTTGAATCAATTGATTATATAGAAATTATTGATAGAAAAAGAAATTCAAATGGAAATGTTATAAAAGAAAATTTAATTATAGATGAATTTAATTTATGGTATCAACAAAAAGAATCAAATGAATATATTCAAAATTATAATAGAATAAATAATTATAATCAAATACCTTTTTCTCCATTTCATTTTTCTGACCCTAATGTTAATATTTTTATTAATACTTTAAATAGTTTAAATAATCAATCAGTTAATAATGATAATATTAATCAATCAGTTAATAATGATAATATTAATCAATCCAATCAAGAAATCGAAAATGAAGTAAATAATATTGATACAAATAATGAATCAAATGCTGATACAGATGCTGATACAGATGCTGATACAGATGCTGATACAGATGCTGATACAGATGCTGATACAGATGCTGATACAGATGCTGATACTAATACAAATATTATTAATAATAACAATCTAAATAATGAATCAAATGCTGATGAAATATATAATAATATTAGAAGTTCAATGAATAATTTTATAAATAATATAACAGATGAATTAAATAATATGAATAATAATGAATTAAATAATAATGAAAATACTTTTAGAACATCAATGAATAATTTTATAAATGAATTAAATAATAATAATAATATTATTAATAGTAATAACAGTAATGATTTTAATCAATTCTTTAATAATATAAATAATATTCAATATAGAATAAATCCATTAAATAATTCTTCAAACAATATTATAAATAATCCATTGAATAATTCTTCAAATAATATTATAAATAATCAAATCAATAATCTAATAAACAATCAATATTTTCCAATAAGTAATTATAATCATTTTTACCAAAATGTATTTAATAATTTAAATGTAGATAATAATCAAAATAATCAAATAGATGTTATTATAGCATTAACTGATGATGAATTTAAAGAAATTGAATGTATTCAATTTAAAGAAATCAATCATGAATTAAATGAACAATGTAATATTTGTTTAGAATGTTTTAGTGATCCTGAATTAATACCTGAAACTGATTCAATTCATGAAAATAATTTTTTAAAATTAAAATGTGATCATATATTTCATTATGAATGTATTGAAAATTGGTTAAAGAATCATAGTAATAAATGTCCAGTTTGTAGGATTGAAATAGCAAAAGGACATCCAATGAATCTATAAAAATAATTAATTATTTTTAACAAAAAATAATAATTTGATTTATATTTAATAATATAAAATATAATAAGAATAATAATTTTATTTATATAAAAATAAACTATTTGTAATTTTATTTATATAAAGATAAACTATTAATAATACTTATGGATATTGATAATTTTGTTAATAATTACATTCATAACTTAAATGAATTTAATGAAAATAATGTCAAAAAATATAATATTAAAGTAAAAAATAACGAACAAATTGAAACTATAAATGATATAAAAAAAGAAGTAACAACTTCAAAAGAATTAAAAAATTTTGCTGATACAAGAAAAAAATATTATGATAAAAATACTGATGTTTCAAATGAACAAATTATAAATATTTTTGAAGAGAATATAATCAAAACTGATGAAATAAAAATTAATTTTTTTGATTTAGAAAGTAATGTAAAAATGAATTATATATTAGATTATATCAAAAGAAAAAAATATAAATTAAACTGTGATATATATGAAAAATTAGAACCAGTTATAGATAATAATGAAATATTAAAAAAATATATTAGTATTGATAAAACATTTAATATTATTAGCAAAATTTCTTTTTTAAAAAAATTAGATACAGGAGATTATGATATTATTTTTGATAATAATATAAAAAAAATAAAAAAAAAGTTTTTTAATTAAAATATGAAAATATGAAAAATAATTTTTTATTAAATAAAAAATAAATAATTATATTATATATGGAAAGAGTATTATATATTTATTTATTTATAATAATAATTTCTTTATTATTAATATTCTATAATTATAATCATATTAAATATTCTAAAAATTTAATGAATATGAATTCAAATATGAATTCAAATATGAATAAAGAAAATTTTGATTTGAATAATGTTTTTAATAAAAACCGCAAACAATTAAATAATTATACAAAAGAATATTTAAATAATAAATTTAGTAGTGAGCCTAATTTATATACTGAAAATAAAACTCAATTTAATTATGAAAGATTATTTGATAAACTTCAATTAATTAATAAAGAAAAAATAGAATTAAAAGGTCCATTAAATGAAGAAAAATATATAGATACAACAATAGATGATAAAATGCGTAGAGATTTAGATAATATTACAAAATATGTTTTATTAATATTAAATCAGGATAAATATTATGATTTTGCTAAAACTAATTATGGAGATATGACAGTATATTATAATAAGAAAAATGATTCAAATTATATTTATGAATTATTTTTATGGGATAAGAAGAATTTTTTTGAAGTAAAATTATTAATAAATATTATTAAAATTCCTAAAAAAAGTTCAATTTATAAATATGGAATAAAAGATAAACATTATATTTTTAATAATTATGAAATTGGTATTCCTTCCAAAGATCAATTAATTCCATTACCATTAGATGTTATACCAACTCAAAATGGTCAATTAAATGATGAAATATTTAAAAATGATCCATTAAAAGTAAAATATTATTATTTAAATCAAATTAAAATTGGAAATTCTACATTAATTGTTGATTATGAAAAGAATAATTTTTATAATGGAAATATGAATGTAAATGAAAAAACATTTAGTGGAATTACAGACCAAACCATAGAATATTCTAATTATAAAGGAAATAATAATCCAATTATGCAAAAAAGCAAGACTTATAATAAATGGCCTGTTTTAGAAGAAATGCCTAAATGGAAAGGTCAATATCCAGCTAAAACTCCTCCTCAAAGTTGGGATGTTGATGGTATTTATTATTATTCTAAAACTGATAAAGAAATCGCTTCTTCTCAAGACGTATATGCTGATATGTGTGATTCAGGAACTATATGGAGTCCTATGAAAATGCCATTACAACCTTACTCAAGACCTACATTGGCAACAGTTCCAAGAAATTGTGGAGAAAATTATTGGCTATTTAATTCTGTTGGTCCTCAAGGAACTTTCTTTGGTGGTGGTAAAGGTTAAAGAACATCATAAATAATATTATGTTTATCTAAATTTTTTATTATTAATTCTATTAAATCAGGTATTAATTTAATATAATGTATATTTTTTTGAGTAATTTCTAATTCATGATTTTTATCAATAATATAAGCAAATTTTGCCATTTGATCAAATGAAATGCCATCTATTTTATCATAATCATTTATTAAATCATATAATGTCCATGTACTATCATAATTATCTATAAATTTTGATATAATTTTATTTGGATTTGTTATTTCTGAACTTTTCATTAAATATTTAATATTATTAAAATCAGATTTAAAATCATTTAAATTATGGAAAATATTTATTATTTCACCTAACCTTAATAAAAAAACTGTATTTTTAATCATAATATTAATAATTAATATAGAATTGTTTTTATATTATTATTTATTAATATATTTTGAAATAATAATAATTAACTCCATGGAAAATCAGAATATCTTGTTTTTATTACTTTTTTATTTTGATTGTAAATAAAACAACATTTTTTATATTTATCTAATCCATCTTCACAATCTTCTGGATTTTTTGAACATTTCTCTTCAAATAGATATAAATTAAATTTATTATTTTTATCTTTATAATATCCATTTTTAAATTCGTAAAAATGATAATGAACTCTTAATTTATTATAAAAATCAGCTGTAAATTCAAAATATCTTTTAATAGGCTTTTTTACATTTACTATATGGTCAATTAATTCTAAAAATATTGGATTTTTAGGAGCTGATGCAATAATTCCTTGATAAATTGTTGGTTTATGCATAGATAAAACTGTATAAAAATTAGCATTAGGAATATTAAATGTTTGTTCAATGGGTTCTATTAATTTTGTTTTAATGTCTAAATAAATTCCACCATTTATGTACAAGTAACAATATCTAAATAAATCAGCTTTATGAGCACCTCTAATTAGTTCGTGAAATGTACTTAATACATTTTCAGGATAATGTTTTTTTAAAAATTCTATTATTTCATTATCATCATAAACTATGTATTTGTAATTAGGTGCATATGTTTTTATATTTTCAAATACTTTTTGTGGTATTTTATTTTTATCATAATACGTACTTATAATTAATTTAGGTATATAGTTATTATTATTTTGATTATTAAATTTTTCTTTTTCTATTATATTTAAACTATTGAATACAATAAATATTAATAAAATAATTAACAAACTTATAAATAATTTCATTAATATATAATAATATATTATTTTATAATTCTTTTTATTTTACATTTTATTATAATTTATTTACTCATCACTATATTTAATTATTTCGAAATATTATTTAATTTTTTACAATAATTATTAATAATGCCTAATGCTAAATGTCTAAAATGTAACCAATATTTAGATACTATTATAGAAAATAAAACACATAAAATAAATTTTGCTAATTTAATTCATAAACGTTTAAAAAAATTTTGTGGTATTCCTTATTTCATAGATCCTTGTATTACACATGATGAAATAAATGATATACAAGAATGTGATGGAGAATTAAATTATGAACAATTTACATCCAATCCAATTAACTTTAGTGAATTGAACTTTAATGATATATTTTTCCATTTTGATCTTGATTTAATTATAAAAAAAATTAATAACTAAATAATGTAATAATGTAATAAAAAATTGAAATATTTTAAATGATTTTATAATATTTATACTATAAAAACAATAGATTCATTATGTACTTATTTTTATTTTTACTTACATTATTTTATTGTATTACTAATGTTTTATGCAACCATCAATTTCATAGCTGTGTAGGCTATTGTAATTCAAATTTATTTGTAGAAAATAGCTGTTTCTGCAATGATGATTGTATGCACAAAAACAATTGCTGTTTTAATTTTTTAATGGTTTGTTCAAGTGATTCTTCAAATAATACTACTCATAAAACTATAAATGCAACTATGAATAGCATATTCAATAATACATTCAATAATACATTCAATAACCTAAATGAAGAAGAATCATATTATTTGAGGAAAAATACATCAAATAATATATACGAAAAATCTTTTTATTTAAATATTTTTTTATTAATAGTTTTATTTAATCTATATATGTACCTTAAAACTCAAAATTACTAAATTCGTTTTCAGGTATATCTATTTTTGGTTTCATTATAATATTTTCTTTTTTATCTTTTTTATCAAATTTATTGTTATTTTCTTTTTTTATTTCTTGACTTGTTATATTTATAGAATCATTTCCGAATATATCATCAAAAATATCATTATTTATTGAATCAGTTTCTGAATTTGATTCTGAATTTGATTCTGAATTTGATTCAATACTATCTTTCTTATTTACTTTCTTATTTTCTGTTTTATTTACATCATCTAAATCATTTAAATTTATATAATCCTTTATTTTTTTCTGTTTTTTAGCATCCTGTTCTTTGACCTTAGCGTCTCTTTTATCTTGTCTAATTTTTTTCTTTTCTTCTTTTTGACTGTTTAATTCTTCCTTCAAAAAATCTAATCCCATTTCTCGATAATATAATACTTCTTCCCAAAAATCACCCAATTTTAGCTTTGCATCATTAAACCATTCCTGATTACGATATATTGGAACACATGATACTTCCTCCAAATACCAATAATCAAATGATGATAATATAATATTATCTTTTTGATTGTCCGAAATGACTTCATGTGCTTCTTGTATTTCTTTTTTCCATTTTTCTAATTTATCTCCTATTAAATTAACAGGACCATAGAAATATATGTACTTTTCTTCTTTTGCTACATAAAATTCAGCTAAAACTCCCTTTTCATTGCCAAATTCATTTAATTCATAATTTCCTTTATAATGGTCATTTAAATATTCTTCTTCGTCATCATATTCTTTTAATTTACACTCTAAAAAGTCACATCTATCCAATTCACATACTTCTAATTGTCCTTGTACTTGACACCAATAATATTCTGGAGGAATTCCTGTAATTTTTCTACTTACAGGACACTTAATCTCCAACATAACACCATCTTCTGATATTCCATCAGGAGACGCACCCAAAAAGGGTATAAACGGATGTCTTATACATCCAAATTCCAATATCTTTTTATTATTTCTATACTCGTATATAGAAATTGCTACATCTTCATATTTATTGCCCCATGCCATAGCATCTTTTGCAACTTTTGGAAAAAATGACTCTTCTCCACATTTTTTTAATAATACTGAGTCAGGTTTTGCATAATGATTAACACCTAAGATTGTACCCCAATCCGATGCCGATAACATAGTTAAACGCATAGCATACCATTCAGCAGATTTTTGTTCATGTTGTGGTATTGTAGCTAAATATTTTACTTGTTCTTTTAAATAATCTCTTTTTAATTTTGTTGCTTTTGGTAAGTCTTTATCTAAATGAAATTTTAATTCATTTTCCATTATTTATCAAATTATTATTTTATTAATAATATACATATATTTTATTATAATTAAATCTTTAAGTCATGTATGTTTGTTATTTTTTAACAAAATTATTATTTTTTATTTTTTTAACAAAATTAACCATAATAATAACGCATTTCTGCATAACTCATTTTTCCTTCGCGAAGATCTTTTGTCATGTGCGCTAGTGCAGCATCCATTCCTTGTGTATTCATGATCTGGGCTACTTCTTTATTGGGTTCATCCATTGCTTTTATCAAATCTTCAGGAACTTTGAAATTAGGTTTTGTTTTTTGATGTGCATATTCTATTTGTTCTAGTTGTTCTGTTGATATTTGATTAAAACAATCTAGTACGTTACAAGTAGATGAATTAGATGGTTCCTCAGATAAATATTGATTTACCTTTGCTTCCGTATTTTCATACACTTCTTTCGAAATAAAAAGTTGCCATCCAGCATACGAGCCTAAACCACCATATTTTTCAATGGTGTTATCAATGGATTCATAAATAAGCTCTTTCAGCTTTTCATCTGAAATAGGAGGATTTATTTTTGTTTTGTATTTAGTAAAAATTTCTAGAATTGCTTTAGTTTTACTTGGTCCTGGCATTTCTCCATAACGATCCATCATTTTTGATTTATTATCTTGTTTTTAATAAAAGAAATATTAATAAAAGAAATATTAATAATAATTTATTTAAATAATTATCAATTTTTTTTAATAAAAAAAATTGATATTTAGTAAGAAAATAATTATAATTTATATTGTTTCAGCGTTACAATGACAGGAAACATGAAGAAAAACGGACACACCAATAACACAAACTACACCTCTCGTAACCGAATTAGAGAACCGAATATACAAGGTATGAAAATATACTTGTTATTTCTGGTACTTATCTTTTTTGCACCAGCTTTGTTTGGTGGAAGACGTCGTCGATGAGAGTACTCATTTAGTCGTATTCAGAATCAGGGAAGCCTTCTCCAGTTTCGAAATCATAATCGGACAATGCTCCGTATTCAGAACCTGAATCTAGGACTTCACTTGATTTTTGACTACCATCGCTTATAAAATCATCTTCTTCAATTACTTTTTCTTCTTCATCTATTCTTTCTTTAATTTGTTTGATTGTTAATAAATCTAATTCTTCATCATTATTTTCTACATATTCTTGTTTTAATTTTTCAAAACTTGATTTATCTTTGATTAAATCTAATAAATCTTTCTTTTCATCAGAAATTTTAATTTCATCTTCTAATGTACTGTATTGAGTTTCTGATTGAACACCTCTTGAATTAGCTACTGTTTGCATAAATTCTCTTATATCTACACTTTGGTCAGATGTTAATATTTTTACTTGATAAGCATTAAATAATCTTGCTTCAAAATGCTCAAATTCATTATTTTTATTACATATGTTAAATAATTGATAATATTCTTCTAATTCTTCAATTATAATATTTATAAATTGAGCAACATATTTATTTTTATTTGATTTATCAAATATTTTAATTTTAATTGATTCTGAATTATATCCATCAAAAAATGAATTTAATTGTTCAAATACAAAATATGACATCAATATAGCTGCATCATTATTATTAAAATTACTTTCTTTTATTATTTTATTTCCATCTTTGTTCATAATATTTCTTTTTCCGAACAATGTATTTATTTTGTTTATTGGATATTTCATATTTAAATTTTTAAAATATATCGCTACATCTTTATTTAATAATAATTCTAATTTATTATTTTCTTCTATAATTTGTGTTCTCATTTCCGATTTTTTTATTGGTTCATCAATTAATTCAAATTTCTTTTCTAAATCAAATTCATGACTGTTTTTAATAATAGATAAATATTTACTAATTTTTTGATACATCTTTTTATAAAAATCTAATTGTTGATTGTTAATAGAATTTAATTCGTTTAATCTAGATTTTACATTTTGATTCGATTGTACTTCAAATTGAAATAAATTATTTATTATTTGTATGATTCTATTTTCATATTCCTTTGTTTTACCTAATATACTTGTTAAATTTTGTACTAATAAATTAATTTGTACTCCTAATCCATTTATAGATTCTTTTTTTAATTTTTCTATAAATTCTGGTTCAAATGTCATTAATTCATCAAGCTTTTTATTATTAACACTTATTTCATTTATAAATCTCATATTATTTTGTTCAACTGATTTTAATAAATTATTTAATTCATCTATACTATATTCTTGTTTCTCTATTTCATCTAAATATTTACCACTTTTTACATCTTTATATCTTATTATTTTTAGATTTTTATTTTGTGAAGAACTATATTCTTCTATATAATTTCTTGGAGTTCCTTTATAAACTCCTTCATCTACATAATGCTTAAATACTGATATTGTGAAATTTGAACTACTATGGATTCCATCATATACTACTGGATAATTTAATATACTAATTTTCCAATTAGGAGATATTAATTTGCATCTATGATAAGAATAACTAAATAATTTTGTTTTTAATAATTGACTTAATTGTTTTGATTCTTCTAAATAATCATATATTTTTGTTTTAGGATCAAATTGTTGGAAATATTCAAAAAAATCAATATATGATGAACTATCTTCTAAACAACATGATTTTTCTAAATAAGAAGGTGTTTTATCACTTAATGGAGATTGTCCAATAATTGTATTAATTATATCTATTATTTCATAACTTACATATATTTGTCTTAATTGTATTTTTTTATATAAATCATTGAAATTGGAATAAGATTTTAATGCATTTATATTTTTAAATGATTTATCTATTTTACTTGGTTCTTTATTAAATATTAGCTTTTGTTTATTGGTGTTAATTATATGTATTGTTTTATCTTTTTTTAATGTACTTAAATACATCTTTTTTTCTTTGAATAATTCTTGAATGTAAAAATAAGACTTAAAATCATTATAATAATCTTGAATGAAATTTTTATATTTTGTTACCATATCTTCTTTGTTAATCAAAAATAATTTATTGATTTCATTTAATAAACATGCCATAAATTCTATTCCATCTTTTTCATTAAAACTTTTAAATTCACATGATGTTTGTTTATTTTTTACTGTTAAATTAGGAATATTTACTTGAATACTTATTAAAACTCTTGCTACTATAATGGATTGTTTTTTTACTTCATAAAAAATTTTGTATTTTTGTTCAAAATATTTTTTTTCTTGCATTTTTTCTATTTTTCCTTGTGATATTCCTGCTTGTTTTAATTTTGATATTTCTTTAATTTTATAAATATTATATGAAGGTATAAGTGCTATTTTTTGAATAATATCAATTATATTGTTTATTAAAACACCATTAGATAAACTTAATCCTAATTTTGGATATAAATTATTTGTTATATAATTACAAATATCTAATGCTATTGATATATTTTCTACATTTAGCCCATTAGTGATTAATAATTCTTCAAATTTATCATCATTACAATCTAATTTTATATCTTTTAAATAATCATCTAATGTTTGCTCACTTGAATCAAATGATCTTTCTTTAATCCATTTTTCTCTACTCATTAAAATTTGTCCACTTTCAGCAAAACCTTCTGTTTCATCATAATCATTATTTAATAATTTTTCACCACATATTTTACATGTATGAGAATTTTCCTCATTTTCTCCATTATCACTAAATGTATTGATTAATAAATCAATAAATTTTGTGGCTGAATTTTCATTGTCTGCATAATATATTTTTTTTAAATAATAATAATGACCACATAATATTTCTTTTTTATATTTTTTTGAATATAATCTATTATTAATTAATAAACAATCTTTATCTATTATTTGATAAAAATAATTTTCTCTTATTGAATCATTTGATAAATTAAATATTTTTTTAATTAATAAATCAACCGGAGTTAAATTAAATAATTTATTTGATTTATTTGCTTGTTCAACTTGATTTAATTTTTTATCTAGTTTTTTAAATTTATTATTGCTTTTAGCTTGTTTTTTTATATTTGTGCTATTTATAAATGTAAATTTTTGCTCATTTTCTTTTATATTTGATTTAATTTGATTTATTTTTATATTGTCTTTAATATTTTGAATTAAACTTTCAAATAAATTTTTGAAATTATTATATTCTTCTAATTTTAATTTATTTCTTAAATTTGTTTTTGATAAACAACCATAATCTTTTCTATAAACACAATCTAATGAATCTAAATCAAGGTTTTCAAGTTTTATATTTTTAAATTTACATAAATATTCTAATTTATTATAATTTGAATGATTTTTTGAAAATTCCCATTTTTTATTTTTATAAACCCATAATTCTTTATTATCTAATAACAATAAATCATCATTTTCTGGTTGTGGATGTATATTTTTGCTATTATTTGAATTTGAATTAATTACTTTTTTAAATTCATTATCTATAAATACAAATAACTCATTTTCATAAAAATAATAAGTATCTTCATCTTTATTTTCTTTAGTTAAATCAGTTATTTGTTTTGCCTCATATTTATATATTGAACAATCTGATGATTTTTTAGGTTTATCTTTTACTTGATTTATTTTATTTATGTTTGCTATATTATTTTTAATTTGACTTAACTTATTTTCTAAATATTTTATTTGTATTTTATTATCTTGATTACTTAAATTTACTATTTTGTAATATAAATTTCCATAATCTGATTTGCTTTTTAACCAATTAAATCTTTGAGTTATTGAATCATAAGATGTTTTTTTATATGGATAGTTGCCATAATATTTTACAACTTCTTTATCAAATAAATAATCATCACTTAAATAATATTTATTTTTTGTTAAATATTCAGTATTTTTATAAAAATAATTAATAAAATCATATTTTTTATTTATATTAAATGTTGAATTTAATTTTTCATAATTTGGTTTTACTATTTTTATTATTTTTTCATAATTTTCATGACTTAAATCATTTATAGTAATAAAATATTTATTTAATATTTCATTAATATCTGAAATATAATTACAATTTTTAAAATTTTCTAGTTCTTTATTTACTATTTCATCAATAGTAGGAATAATTTTTTTTAATATTTGATTGTATTTAAATTTGGTCATATTTACATTTTCAAATAAATATAATTTATTATGGTTGTTTGATTCTATTTTATCTTCATATGTTGAATGCATATAATTAAAACTTAAATCATCATTGATATCATAATAATCGTATTTTAGATTACTTAATAAATACATAAAACCAGTATCTCCCTCAACAATTAAATTTTTATTTTTTTTTATTTCTATATTATTTTTATCTATTATTTTAATTTGAGTGGGTGATTCATAATACCCATCAATAAATGGAAAACAATTTGTATTTTGTAAATAAATTACTGAATCGTCATTTAAATTATGTTCATTTATTTCTAATTGAATTATGTTTTTTTCTTTTTGTTTTATTTTAGTTATTTCTTTTTTATTATATAATACTTTATGTAAATGATCTGAATAATTAAAAGGTGTATATATATCATTGTAATCCTTTAATATATTTTTATTACCTTCTTTCAAAACTAGAAATCCATATATATTTTGGTCATCAGAACGTATTAATAATTCTTGTTCTATACCTATAATTTTTCCATCATCGTCATATTTATTTTTTGGAGTATAATAATCATTGATTATTTTATGTGTATTCCAATTATTATTTTGAAAATCTGTATATCTTAAAACATTAAAAGATTTATCTGGATGAATAACATAACCTTTATTATTCATTGAACTTTTATCATATTTTATGTCGAATGAATTATATAATTGTGAGTTTTTTTCTTCATAATTTAATATATCTGTTTTTCCTTCTTCAAATTTTAGATTATTATTATTTAAATTTTCTAATAATTCTTTTTGTTCTAATTCATTTGAATTTGTTGTATTTTCTTTTAATTGTGTTAATATTGTTTCATTAATATTATTTTCATTATTATTTTTAGAATCTTTATTTACTATATTCGTAAAAACATTATGAGTATCATATACAATTGGAATAATCCATGAATCTGAAAAATCATTATTTAATAATTCATATTTTTTAATATAATCTATATTTTTTTTTTGTAATTGTTGCTTATTGATTGCTTGATTTTTTAAAAAAATAAACTTTTTTGCTTTTTCTTCTACTTTTTCAATTACAAATTTATCACTTTGCTTTAATACAGGATATGTTGATAATAATTCATTTTCTAATTCTTGTATATAAATAGTATCATCTTTATATACTAATTCTTTATTTTCTAAAGCAATATTTTCTTCTATAATAATTTCTTTTGTATTTTCAAAAAAATTATTATTTAATTCATCATTACTATTAAAAATTATTTCACCTAAATTATTTGATTCACTATTTAATTCATTATTTAATGGATTTGAATTATTTTGATTTTGATTTTGATTTTTATTTTTATTTTTATTTTGATTTTTATTAAAATTTATGACTTTTATATTAGAACTCATAATATAATATAATATGATATAATATATAAATTTTTTATTTAAATAAAACTACTATTTTTAATTTTTTAAAACATTTTAAAAAATTGATTTTAATTTAGACTTAAAGAATAATTGTTAAACATATATTGAATAAAATGGAAAGTTTAAACAAGTATTATATATTTTTAAAGGATAAAAATATTGAAAATTATGAACAATTAAAGGAATATGTATTAGGTGATTTATATAAATTAAAAACAAAAGAAAATGATGATTTATTATTAATTTATAATAATGAAGAATCAAATATTAGTGAAGAGTTAGTTAGGTTTTTTAACGGAGTTATAATTAATAAAAGTAATTTAAAAATTGTATGTTATACAATGGATAAATGTTATGAAGAAAATAATATTAATACTGGATTAATTAATATTGATTTTCATCTAACATTACAACCTGTATATGAAGGTGCTTTAATTCGTATTTTTTATACAAATGGAAAATGGAATTTAAGTACTAAAAAAATGTTAGATGCTTTTAGAGCTAAGTGGTCTAGTGAGAAAAGTTTTGGAGACATGTTTGTAGAAGTTTTTCCTCAATATTTAGATTATTTGAAAAATAAAGATTATTGTTATTCATTTTTGGTTGGACATCAGGAAAATAATCTTATTGAAATTAATCAAAATTATGTAGTACATTTAAATACTATTGATTTAGTGAATAATATTTATGTAGATGAAAAAATTGATATTCCTGAATTGAATTATATTCATGATATAAGTCAATTTGAAGGAGTTATAGAAATAATGAATCAAGAACAATTAATGAATAAAATTAATGAATTAAAACAAAATAATGAAATAAATCATCAAATTGGATATATGTTGATTAATAAGGATAAAAATGTATATCAAAAATTTATTAAGAATAATTATATTGAAATACGTGAATTATGGGGAAATACGAATAGTCGATTGTTTAGATATTTACATTTAAGAAAGAATCCGGAAAAATTAAAGAAATATTTAGAAATATTTATACATGAAAAAAATAAGTTATTAGAATATGAAAATTATTTAATGGGAATTGCTGCGTTTATACTAAATACATATAGAAACAGACATATATCTAAAATAATAACAAAAGTTCCTTTTTATATTAGAGATATTATTTACAAAATTCATGGGTTATATTTACAAACAAAAAATAAGGTTAATTTTCAAGATGTAAATGTAATTTTACATGATTTAGATGAAAAGAAATTTTGTTATGTTATTAATAATATTGAAAAAGAAAGAAAAGAACTTCAGGCTGCTGCTGCTGAAAATCAAGAAAATGATTCGATGAATGAAATAAATAATGATTCGATGAATGTTTGTGAAACATCTAAATCAATTATTTAAAACTAATAAACAATAAAAACAATAAAAAACAATAAAAAACAATAATTTTTTTTAATAAATTTATAATTTATAATTTATATAATAAATATTTTATTTAATATGGAATATTCCAATATTTGTAAGATATATAAAAAGCTGAAATAAATAATGTAATAACTAAAAATCTATATAAAAATCTTTTAGAAATGTAATTTTTTAGAGTTAAAGTTGTTCCTAAATAAACTCCAAAAAATGAGCCAATTAAAATTAATAAGGATATATAAACAATATCTAATTTAATCATTTTTTGATTATAATACATAATTATACCTGGTATTGTTTGTGGTAATAATTGTATAATTAATGCTACTATTGTTGCTTCATTTATTGTTAATCCTGTCATGATTAAAACAGGAATAGTAAATAATGCTGCTCCAATTCCAACCATTCCAAGGAAAAGACCGCTTATTAATCCTGTTAGTAAATATAATATAAATAAAAATGCATTCATTATTATAATATATTATAAAATATATATTTTTATTGGAATAATTAAAATTATTGGAATAATTAAAATTATTGGAATAATTAAAATTAATTTAATTAGCTTAAAGATTAATTTTTAAATACATTTAAATGAGTGTTTTTACTTTAAATGAAAACAACAAAAAATTTAATTCTTCCATTAGCACGTTTGAAAAAAATAATAATATATCATCCAAAAAAGATTTATTGATGGAATCTATTATTCAATTTTTTGCTATTAAAGAAAATTTAGATAAAGTCAAATATATTATTAATGGAAATGATAGTAAAAATAAAAATAAAATATCATTACGAATTTTAGATTGGTTTGTAACAAATTATAGTAAAAAATATAATATATCTTATGGTGTGACTTTAAACAATAAAAATAAAAATTTTATTGTTTATTTAGATTATAAATCTCAATTAAAAGCATATTCCAAAAAGCAATTTGATCCATTTTGTAGAAGAGAAAGAATATTATTTTTTGATCATGAAGGAAAAGAAATAATTACAACTGTTGGTCAATTAAATTTTTTTAGATGGGCTTTAGAAAATAAAATAATTGATTTCATTTTAGATAATTTTCAGGAAATTGAAAATGATATGAATACAAGTTTAAGAAATTTATATAAGAAAAAAAATGGAGAAGATAAATCAAGACGTAAAAGAACTGAATTGTCAATTAGTGCTACAAAAAAAGTTAATAAACATGATGTTAGTATTATTGTACAATTTGATTAAAAAAAATATATTTAATAATAGTATATAATGTCGAGAGCTTCGTATAATAATCCTCAATTTCAACCATTTCAAAGTGGGAGTACTTTATGTTATCCTTCTAAAGATTATGCTAATATGAATGGAGGGTCTTCATTGATTTCAACGAAACCTGGTAAAAATTATTTTAAAACACCTGATTACAAAGTTTCTGCTCAAAATTTAAAAACTTTAATTGGTAAAAGTTATGCTACTAGTGCTGGTGGTTCTAAAAAGAAAAAATATTCTATGAAAAAAGGTGGAAATTCTGATATGGATATGATGATGAGCGAAGAAATGATGGGTGGAAAACCTATGAAAAAAAAAGTTACTCCTAAGAAACCTGTTTCTTGTAAGAAACCTATTCTTAAGAAACCTGTTCTTAAGAAACCTGTTCTTAAGAAACCTATTCCTAAGAAACCTGTTAAAAAAATTGTAAAAAAAGGAGGTTCTGAATCTCAAGGATCTACAGGAATGCCTTCTGAATTTTACAGTGGAAAAAAATATGTAGGATATCCATCAAATAATGGAAATGGAGTTATGAGTGCTTATGGTCCTATTGTTGCTGGTGATGCTGGAGTAGGAAACTTAGCAGCTTTTAATACTTCTAGAGGAAGTTCTCCATTAACTATGATGAAAACAGGAGGAAGAAGAAAAAATGTTTCAAAAAAAGGAGGTGCTGAATCTCAAGGAGCTACAGGAATGCCTTCTGAATTTTACAGTGGAAAAAAATATGTAGGATATCCATCAAATAATGGAAATGGAGTTATGAGTGCTTATGGTCCTATTGTTGCTGGTGATGTTGGAGTAGGAAACTTAGCACCTTTTAATACTTCTAGAGGAAGTTCTCCATTAACTATGATGAAAACAGGAGGAAGAAGAAAAAATGTTTCAAAAAAAGGAGGAAGAATTCCATCTATGAGTGATTCCCCATTTAAAAGTATGAATAGTGTTGTTAATGGCGCTTCTAAAAAAATAGATACTTTTTCTAAAGATGTTAAAAATAATTACAATAAATCTGTTGCTAAAATTCAACAAATGAGAACTGGAATGGCTAGATTACAAGGAGGTGCTAAAAAAAAAAGATCTTTAAAAGGAGGAATGGGTTCTGATTTTATTAGTACATTAAATTCTAGAGGTCCAGCAAATTATCCTGATAGTGGAGAAAAAATGTTTAGAGTCTTCAATAAAACAGGTCAATATATTCCAAATAGTCAATTAGCATATGCTGCTGCACCTAAATTAACTGGAGGACCTAAAGTTGGAAATGTTACAGGATTTTCTTCTTTTGAAGATTCATGGGCACCTGTAAGTGGTGGTGCTAAAAGAAAATCAATGAAAAAAAAAGTTGGGAAAAAACCTGTTAAAGGAAAAAAAAGTACTCCTAAGAAAAAAGTAGGAAAAAAATGTTAAATAAATACTATTAATTTTTTTTTAATTCAATTGAATTTATAATATTATTATATATTATAATGACAGAAAGACATTTTAGAGTTGTCCAATTAGATGGTAAAAAAGTTGAAATTGGAGGAGTTTCAATTAAATCTTCAGGAAGTCCTGGAGGAGCTGCTAGAAAATTATTAACTTCTATTGCCCATCATAAAGGACTTAAGAAAAATAAAAAGGCTTCTATGGGAAAAGTAAAATTTTGTATTCAAGAATATACTCAAGGTTCATCTAAAAAAATGTATGGACCTTATGTTGGACACTATCATAAATATAGTGCTGCTGAGTTGAAAAAAGCAATGACAGCTGATGGTAAAGTTAAATTTACTATGAAACCTGTTGTTAAATTAGTTAAAGGAAAAAATATGAAAGGAGGGAATGTTGGACCACAAGAACCACAAAAACCACATGCCTTTTCTCCATTAGATGCAGGTAAAGTATATGGAGTAAAAAAAGCAATCGCTTCAGGACAATATCCAGGTGGAACTTATTATATAGTTTTAGATACACCTACCATTGATACTGTAAGAATAAGAGCTTTAAATTCTATGGTTAATATTCGTCCAAAAACCGTAAATAAAACTTCATTTTATGAAAATACTAGAAATGGTATAAAACAAGCAGCACCTAAACAAGGTGATGTATTTTTACATGAAAATTTGAATAGCTATACAAGCACTTTTACAAAAACTTTTTCCGGAACACAAAGGGCAGAACGCTATATAAAAAATAATAATTTAACTTATATTTATGAAACATCAACTGAAAAAGCTCCAACGGGAGATTTTAATATTAGTAAATCTTTGGTATATAATAAAATTAGAGGGCAGGTAGCTTCAATAGAAAATGCTGCAATGGGGATAAACAAAAAGCAAAACATTCTTTCAATTGATGCTAAGTGGAATGATAACACTTATAATCAAAATTTAAATTTAAAAGAAAAATATGTATTTGTAACAGGTGAAAGTTCTCCAAATAATAACACTAAATATATAAATATTAAGAATGCTTTAGATATAAATTTTTATTTTTATAATAAATCCGGTATGAATAACAGAAAAGGACAAAGTTTATCTTATATTTCATTTTTAAATTCTAGTAATGATTTAACTTTGGAAAATGTAATTAAAGTATACCAACCATTATATAAAATGTATATATTATTAAATAAGGCAAATATACCAAAAATTTTTGTATTTGTCGGGTATTATCGTTATGAATATAATTTATTACCTGTGATTGTAACTGAAATAGGTGAATTTAAATTTGTTAATTTACCACAAGAACCTCAAGCATCTGCTTTTGATACCTATTTACTTCCTATTGATAATAATAAAATAATATATGATTCTGGGCAATTTATTTCAACAAAAGCTGGAAATTACTATAAAAATTTAAATACTCAAATACCTGGTTTAATGCCTTTTAGAGATGATTCATTTTTTTCTGGTGTAGGTTCTTATCTAGAATCATCTGGTCAAGGAATAGTAAATTCAACAGGAAAAGGGGTTCAAAATTGGAGGTTTGGTGGTCCTCAACAAACACAAGGAGGTAAAAAAAATAAAAAAGCATCTAAAAAATCAGTTCATAAAAAACCAGTTAAGAAAGTATCAACTAAAAAAAAATAAATAAATTTTAATATTTTTTACAAAACTAAATTTATAATATTTTATATATTATATATGACTGAAAGACATTTTCGTGTAGTTCAATTAGACGGAAAAAAAATTGAAATTGGCGGAGTTTCCATTAGTTCAAAAGCTAGTCCTGGAAATGCTGCTAGAAAATTATTAACTTCTATTGCTCATCACAAAGGACTTAAGAAAAATAAAAAAGCTTCATTACCTAAAGTAAAATTTTGTATTCAAGAATATACTCAAGGCTCATCTAAGAAAGTTTATGGACCTTATGTTGGACATTATCATAAATACACTGCAGCAGAATTAAAAAAAGCAATGACTGCTGATGGTAAAGTTAAATTTACAATGAAACCTGTTGTTAAATTAGTAAAAGGAATGAAGGGTGGTGTATATGGATTGGGTAATGTTAGAGGATATGTTGGTAAAAAATCAGGATTGGGAGAAAATTATTTTAAACGACCAAATATGGGAATGATGAGTACAGCTTCACAAGGGTATCAAGGTGCTAAAAATATGGCTTCGCAAGCATACGCTGCTGGTCCAAATATTAGTGGTAGAATGTCACAAGGATATCAACATGTTCAAAATGTAGGTTCTAAAATGTATCATGCATTTAATGAAACACCACAATCTAAATTTTATAAAACTAATATAAATTCTAAATATGGAATTCCTGATAAATTTGTTTTTAGTTTTGAACCAACTTCTTCTCCGATTAAACAATATTCTGGAATAATGAACCAACTAAATTTACCATTTACAAGTAATAGAAGCAATGGAATGACTTTAAGTAATTTTTTAAAAAATTGTAATGTTCAATATGATGATTATTGTTTTAGAAAAATTTATGACCAGTTATTTAATTGTTTTCAATATTTTAAAAATAAAAATTTTTTTCAAAGTGACTGGATTTTAGTAGGATATATTAATGCTACTTTCGGTTATGAATATCCAAAAATTTTACCTGTTATTTTATTGAATGATGGAACATATACTGCGATTGATTATGATTCAATTCAAATTTATGTAAGAAATACTTTTGATATTGTAGAATTATTTAATAAAATATGTCAATATAAAGGACAAATAACACATGATTTTAATAGTTTTATTTCATCAATTCCTTCTAGAAATACTAGTAAAAATTTCAATAATAATATAATACCTGATTTTATGCCATTTAGAACTAATGCTGGAATTGCAGGTGCTTTTACAGGATTAACTTCTGGAATTGGTTCATGGTTTGGTGGTCCTCAACAACCTGTTGCTCAACAACAAGTTCCTCAACAACAAGTTCCTCAACAACAAGTTCCTCAACAAAGACAAGGTGGTAAAAAAAATAAAATGAAAAAACAAACAAAAAAACCTGTTACAAAAACAAAAATTAAAAAAGATTCTAAAAAATCTAAACCTAAATCTAAAAAATAAATAATTTACATTTTTCTTCTTTTACTTGGTGGTTCATATGAATCTTCATTATTTGATTCATATAAAACATTTGGGTTTTGATTTATTGTTGGAATAGTATATTTATTATTTAAATAATTTAATTCTAATGGAGTTAAATCTGATGAAAAACTATTTATTATATTTTCATTAATTTCTTGATTACTTAATTTATTTTTATTAATATTTATTAAATTTTCTACTATTTTAACTATTTTTTTACTTAAATCCATTATTTATGACTACTATTTATTAGTATTATTTCTATAAATTCATTTTTATTAAAAATCTAATTATATATATATGACTGAAAGACATTTTCGTGTTGTTCAATTAGAAGGAAAAAAAGTTGAAATTGGTGGAGTTTCAATTAGTTCAAAAGCTAGTCCTGGAAGTGCAGCTAGAAAATTATTAACTTCCATTGCTCATCACAAAGGACTTAAGAAAAATAAAAAAGCTTCAATGCCAAAAGTAAAATTCTGTATTCAAGAATATACTCAAGGTTCATCTAAAAAAGTTTATGGACCTTATGTTGGACATTATCACAAATATACTGCTGCGGAATTGAAAAAAGCAATGACTGCTGATGGTAAAGTTAAATTTACTATGAAACCTGTTGTTAAATTAGTAAAAGGTAAAAATATGAAAGGGGGTTTAAATGGACAAAATGCTAGAACAAATTTTAAAGAAACTGCTAATTTGCAAAAAGTAATAAATAAGATTCATACATTAGTAGAAAATAAAAATAGTTATGAACCTGGTAAATATTATATAGTTAGAGAAGTTAATGACTATAATGTTACAATACAAAAATTTACAGAAAAAAAATGGATAAATATGAGTGAAAAACATAGTGAACCACTAAAATTGGTATTAAATAGTAAAAAAAATATTTTACCTATTCATATAATTAAACCCTTTAGTATACATTATAATTATGAAATTAAAAAAAATGATATATTAAGACAATTAAAAAACAAAAAAGGTTTATATGAAAAAAGTCGTACATTATCAAAAATTTTTAATCCTTAAATTAATTAATACAAATCATATACTAACTTACTTTTATTAATTCCAGGATTATTTGGTTGAGTTTCTTGATTCTTTTCAAATGTATCTGTTGGTAAATAAATATTTGTATTACTATTTTTTTCTTGTGTAGTATCTTTAAATAAAATTGCCATATTTTCTATATGACCATTTAATCTTAGATGTAAAATATCAATTGATTCTTTGTATTTTTTATAGGATGTATTATGGACTGGTATATTAAATATTAAATAACTTAATGAATTTAATGCTTTATTTTTTTCAATAACTGCTTGTTCAAAATTTTCTTGTAAATTTTCTTTTAACATATTGGATTGATAACTTATTTTTAATAAGTTATTTGTATAATTTAATGCATTAATGAAAGAAGATACATCGTAATTAATAATATCTCTTATGTTATAAAAATATTGTATAATAATTGGGTCATAATATAAATACGATTTTTTATTTCTATAATCGTTCATTGTTAATGATTCTCCTCCAATAATAGCAGATTCGAAATTATTGTTTTGAAATAACATTTTGTCTAAAAATTTAATTTGTAGTTTTTTATCATCTGTAAATTGCATAAAATTAACATAATCTTTTTGAATTAGAAAATAAATAATTAAACAACCAACTAAAAATATCATTATTTCATTTAACCTGATTTCTTGCTTTCTTATAAAAGCATAAATTAATAATATTGTTAAAAAATAAAATAATACATTATTTGCTGGTATTGTATCTAAAATATTGTAAATATTTGGTATATATAAATCTTTTTTATCCAAAAATTCTGAAATTTTCTTATTTGTATCATTTGATTTTTCTAAATACTTATTAAAAATAAATGTACTCATATTTATTTAATATATTTTTTTTCTTTTAAATATTATATGAAGGATAAAATAAAAAATATTACATTATTTGATTATAATAATTATTCAAATTTAAGATTAAGAAGAAACTTGATAAAACAAAAAAAAAATGATATAAATAAAAATAAGGAAAAAAAAATAAAAAATAATTACATATTACCTAAAAGTATGATACTTAATATATTAAATGAATATTGTAAATTTAAAAAAAAAAGCTGTAAAAAAATTATTAAAATTCCCAATAAAAAAAGAATTTTAAAGAAATTTAAAAAGATTTAAAATTATATAACATAAATAACATAAATAACATAAATAACATAAATAACTTAAAATCTTTTAAAAAAAAAAGTAATTTAAAAAAATTGATTTAATAACTAATGTATATAATATAATATTAACATTGAAATAATATAATATAATAAATTTGAATATTGTGAATAATGAGTGATTATGGTATTAAAACAAGCGGAGATGATTTAAATTGGAGAAATTTAAATAATGATCATGAGGATAATCCTGTAGTCAATGCTTTAATTAATGATGCAAATAAATTACTTTTAAATGTAAATTTTAATGAAATGAATATTAATGATATTATTTCAAATGATATTAATCATGACAATCAAGAAATAACTGATAAAACTAAAATAATAAGCGAAGAATTATTAATTGAATTTAATAATTTTTTAATGAAAAATAGTTTAGGTAGTTATTTTGACGACTATGTAAAAATTCTTGAAAATAATAAAAAAAGCAAATTAAATAATTCTAGTAAAAATAAGAAACAAGCTATTAAAAAGGCTGATTTACTTAAAATGAATAATGAAATTGATAAAAATAAAAAAAATATTGATAGATTTATTACAAATTTAAAATTAGATGAAAATTTCTATCCATATAAAAAAAATAAACTTTCTGAAGCTTTCTTAAATATTATCTTTTGGACAACTAATCTAGCAAGAAAATGTAAAAAAAAAGAATCATTAAGCAATGAAATTTTATGTGATGGATGTATTAGTTTATATCGATGTATTCAGGATTGTGATTTTATGTTAAATACTGAATTGAAAACAATTTGTTATGAAATATTAAATAAACTTGAAAAATATTTGAAAAAAAAAAATTCGAATTATGTTTATGAATTATTAACTTCATATTATTACTTAATTACAACAAGTTATTGGGATAAAGAAAAACCTAATAATATTGTATTGTATAAAGAGCAAAAAGAAACAATATTAAAAATTATGGATTCTGTTGTAAATGACAAACCATTATTTTTATTTTATTGGGTTCCACCTGCTAATGGAAAGACATTAATAAGTACAATTATTGCACGCTTAATTGCTGACCATTTTAAAGAATGTCAGAAAAATAAATTAAAATATTTTAAAGGAATTATACAAAATGTTAATGAAGATATAAATGGATATAGTTTATGTACTATTCAATATGAAGACGGTACTGTTCAAAATAGTATTCCTTTAGACATGATTCGTCCATTAAATTCTAATAAATTAAAAAATAAATTGATTGAAAACATACAAGTTGGAGAACCAATTGAAGCAATGAAAATTGTGAAACCTAAAATTATGTTATACATTTGTTACAATGATATTGTTAGAAACAATGTATGTAGCTTATGTGTAACTCATAATGTGGATATAAAATTTTGGTTAGCCACATATATACAAGATAAATATAAATCTAATTTATTTTTAGTAGATTTTAGACCTTACAAAAGTTGTTATCCTGATTGGCGTAAGAAAAAGTCATTAAAGTTGAATAAAATGGATGAATCCAGAGTAGATATGAAATTTAGTCCTGATTTAAGAGAACAAATGCTTATTTACTTAGATGAAACTAGACCGATTGATATTCGTGAAAAAGAATTACAACATCATGTAAATTTCAGTAGAGAAAATGAAGTTGAAAAATGTTCAAATTTACCGGAAATGATTATTTCAGATTTGGATTCTGCTTACGAATTATTATTGGAATTTCCTGATTTATTTATTCCTTATTTTGATGAAGCTTTTGCAGCATCCAATCAAATGATTACTTCTAAAATAATGAGTGTTTTACCTAAAACGAGCATATTAGTTTCTGCTACATTAGCTAGTCCTGATAAAATACCAACTATTTTAAATCATTTTAAGGAAAAAAATAATGCTGATACTAGTGATATTCAATCTATTCGAACAAGTCATCAACATATTAATTGTGAATTTGTTTCACCTGATGGTTGTTTAATATCACCTTTTCATAATTTGGAAAATGCTGAAGATATTGATGATTTTTTGGAATTAATTGAAAAAAATCCAATTATAGAAAGAGGATTTTCAAATTTAATTGTTTTGAAGATGTTTGAAAATTTAAGAAGTGTTTTACCTGAAAATATTAACTTATTATTTATTGATTATATTGGAAAAATTACAAATTCAAATATAAGAAATCATGGTAAATTACTTTTGAAATTTTGTTCTGGTAATCAAGAATATTTTGATAAAATTAAGAAAATTAGTATTCAAATGATAAATAATAATGTAATTGAAAATATATTTACTAAAAATGCTTATTTTTACAATAATAAAAATACATTACATGTATCAAATCCTGAAAAATTTAGTTCTTATGTTCAAGAAATAACTTCAGAATTTTTACATGGTTCTCCTAACTTAAAAAAATTAATTAATGATTATCAAAGAGAAAAAAAAGCTATTTTGGATGAAATTGAAAATATCCAAGAAAATGTAAAAGCTGATTTAAAAGATTTTAGATTAGAAGAAGCAAATAAAAAATTAGGAAAAATTAAATTTAATTATTCTAATGAATTTATTGTGAATTCTAGAAATCATTTGAATAAGTATAATGGTTCTAAAAAATCATTTGACCCTCATAGTATATTGTTTAATCAAGATATTATTGAGACATCTGATGATTTAATGGCTAAATTATATTTAAGTAATATTGGAGTATATAATCAAAGTGATTTAAGTAGTTATGAATTAGAAATCTTTTTGAAAACAAAGGATTTATTTAAATTCATATTATCTGACCCTTCAATTATATATGGAACAAATATTAATTTAACGGCAATAGATATCCATGAAAACTTAACTTCAATTAGTACAAGAAATACTTTGTATCAATTAATTGGAAGAGGAGGAAGATTTGGAAAAAGTTCTAGTGCTATAGTTATTTTCAGGTCATGGGGGTTATTTAATATTGTTGTAGAAAACAGTGATTTAAATTCCGAGGCTATTAATATAGAAAATAATTTAATTGAAATTCTAAATAAATAATTTAATTGAAAATTTTAATTTAATGAAATAATATTTATAATTTTACTAGTTTCTTTTTTTTTTTTAAAATCTAATTTTTTAATAATGAATAAATTAGTTTTAAAAGATATTTCTATTATTAATAAAAATAAAGAAAAGGTTAATGGAACTAAATTAGAAAACAAAGATTTAAAATTTATATTGTATTCTTATAATGAAAATAGTATACCTTTAGAAAATGAAACATTTAAGGAATTTTCTTTCAAAGAAGAATTTAATATTACTTCTAAAAAAAAAATGACTTCATTAAATTTGAATATTATTCAAGAAAATGATTCTTATAAATTGAAAATAAATGATAAATATGTTTTTTATTCAATAGACAATAAGCCTTTATTAGATGATACTACTTTTAAACTTATCTTAAGTAATGGAAATTTATTTGAACAAACATTTAGTACTAATAATGATTTGATTAATTCTATTTTAGGTGATGAAGGTGGTACAATAAACCTTAACGGAGATACTACTAAAAATGATATTAAACTAAAATTTAATGATACTTCATTAGTTGATTCACTATTAGGAAATAATTCTTCTGTTGAAATTAAAGAATCTACTGAAGTTCAAGAAGTTCAAGAATCTACTGCAGTTCAAGAAGTTGTTCAAGATGTTGAAGAATCTTCTGAAGTTCAAGATGTTCAAGAAGTTTTTCAAGAAGTTCAAGAATCTACTGAAGTTCAAGATGTTCAAGAATCTACTGAAGTTCAAGATGTTCAAGATGTTCAAGATGTTCAAGATGTTCAAGATGTTCAAGAATCTACTGATGTTAAAGATGTTCAAGAATATACTGAAGTTCAAGATGTTCAAGATGTTCAAGAAGTTCAAGAAGTTCAAGATGTTCAAGAATCTACTGAAGTTCAAGATGTTCAAGAATCTACTGATGTTCAAGATGTTCAAGAATCTACTGATGTTCAAGAAGTTCAAGATGTTCAAGATGTTCAAGAAGTTGTTCAAGAATCTACTGAAGTTCAAGAATCTACTGAAGTTCAAGAATCTACTGAAGTTCAAGATGTTAATGAAACAGAAAAAAATGAAGAAAATAGTTCTGAAATTATTATTGAAGAAGAAAAACATCAACCTATTCAAAATAATACAAAATCAGTTTCTCTAAGTTCTTCTGAAATAGAACATCCAAGTGTTCCAACTCAACAAGAACCTAAAATTAAAAATAAAAGAAAATCTAAAAAAGAATTAAAATCATTAGATATTATTGAAGAAAAAAATATTAATAACGTCATTAATGAAAAAATAGAAGAAACATTAGAAAAGAATGAATTACTTAATGAAATAAAAGATATAATAACAAACAACAATGTTAAAAATGAAAATATTGTATTTAATATAAAAAAAATAAATAATGATGAAAATAGTGAAAATACTAATAAAGTAAATGAAGAAATAAATATAAATAATATTTTTGAAAATATTGCTAAAAATGAATTAGTGAATGAAAATAAAAGTATAGATATTAATAAAAGCAATGAATCTTATATGAATATTAATTTTTATAATAAAAAATATATTGTTAAAATCCATAAAATTATAAGTTCTAATTTAAATATGTATAATTTACATAAAGCAAAAATTTTAAAAGAAAATATTATTATTGATAATAAATTATCTTTACTATTAGAAAATAATAATTCAAGTTATTTATTAAATTATTTTAATAATCTATTTTTATTTAATAAAGTTAATAATAATTTATTAATTACAAATATAAAAAATAAAAAAACAATGATTTTAAATGATAATAAATTCTTTAAATTATTAAATCATAATTTTTATTTAACATTTGGTTGCAAATTAATAGTTCCAATTGTAAATAAAAAAATATTTAATAATCAAAATGGTTCGTCTATTAATTATTTCGAACCTAATATTTAATTATTAATTATTACTTATCATTTTAATATTATTATATTATATATCATAAATGAATGATAGAATAAATAACAGCAATGTGTATAATTGGCAAAATATAACTTGGATTTTTTTTCATAAACTAGCATTAAATCAAGATACTAGTAAAAATAATTATTATGAAAAATTTTTTAATAGTTTTAAAATAATTATTCCATGTGGTATTTGTAGAAATCATTATATTCATATGCTTAATGAATCTAAATTTAATTTAAAAAAAAATATTAATAAACAAAATTTATTTAATTTTACAATTGACATTCATAATAATGTTAATAAAAATCTAGGAGGTTCTTCATGGAATTATCATAAATCACTTGTTCATTATAATTCTTTCTTTTTTAATATAGGAAACTTTGAAAAATTTATATCTATTTATGTATTTCATAATTTTAAAAAAGGACCTGAAAAAACTCAAAAATTATTTCAAATGTTATTATGTTTTGCTCATATATTTCCAAGATATAAAATAAGAGAAAAATTAATTGAATATGTTGATAAATTAAAGCCAAATATACAAAATTTTAATAGTTGGTTAAGTACTTATTTATTTATAATTCGAAATACAAACAAAATCAAATAAATTTAAATAAATTATTTATTTTTATTTATTTTGTAAAATATATATTAAAGTTATTTTTATTATTTAATATATGATTATATTTTGTTTTTTAACATATAATGATATTATTCCATTAAAAGATTGGAATTTATTTTTTAAAAATATTCCAAATGACTTATATCAGGTCTGGATTCATCCTAAATCTAATGTTCATAAAGATTTATATGAATTTCCAATTCATGTAGTTCAAAATAAAGTAATAACTATTCATAAATCTCACATTTCTATTGTAAAAGCTATTTTACAATTATTTAAAGAAGCAATTGAGCATAAAAATGAAGGTAAATTAATATTCTGTAGTCAAAACTGTATTCCTTTATATGATTTTGATTTTTATCATAAATTTGTCAATGATTTAGATAAATCGGTTATTTCTTCTATTGATTTTAACTGTAAGAATAGATATATTCAACTACATAATGAATTAAAAAAATATATTTCATATCTGGGATTTGTAAAACAGCAACCAAATATGATATTAGTTTATGATGATGTTAAATTATTAGTCGAAAAGAATTTAACGATGCACTTTAAAGATATGATTTGTCCAGATGAACATTATTTTATTAATGTTTTATTATATATTTTTAAAAGAAATATTATAAAATCTCAAACACATTTTTGTAATTATGATTTACATAAAACACAAGCATTAAAATTCTATAATCCTGGAAATGAATTAAAAAATTTGATAAAAAAAATGGGATTTTTATTTATGCGTAAAGTTTATTATACTTAAATAATACTTAATTATGAATAATTAAAAAATTGAAATTATGAAAAAAAAAACAAATTTTTAAAAATGATTTTATAATCGATAAAAATCATTTTTTAAGCCTTTGCACATTTAAATTAATTGTAAAAATGTAAATTCTTATAATTCATCTTATTTTTATGGTGAAGCTGATATAACTGATATTTATAAAATTATTAATACTATTATTCAAGAAAATTATCATGAATAAAATGAAAATAATTTTAGTTTTATTTATATTGGTAGTTTAATTAGAAAATTAATTTTATATTTATATGAAAAATAGCTTGTTAAATGCTGTTGGAATTTAAATTATTTAACATAGATATTCAAAAAGTTTGGAATTATTAGAACAAATGATGAAAAATAAAAAATAAATAAAATAAATTATCCTGAATTTATTTTAGATGATTGTAAAAATATATACTTAGGTAATTATTATATATTTTATTGTTGCGAATTAGTATTTTCATATGAAGATAATAATATATTATTCCATAAATTATTAAATGAATGTAAAGGATATGTGATTTTATTTAATTACAATTATAAAATTAAATCTAATTTATTAAAAGAATTTAATATAAAAACAAATTGGACGGATAATGTTTGTATATTTTTATTTTAAATATGAATTTATTTTTTGAAATATAAAATATAATATATTATAAATATTACAACAATAAATGAATTTATCTTTCGAATTATATTTCTTGAATTTTCATTTTTTAATAAATTATTAAGACTATATACGACTATATTTAAATAAATAATTATCATATAAAATAAATTTCCAAAATTACTTCGATAAATTATATATAATGGACTTATACTAAATAAAATTACTACAATATTATAATGAATATTTATTAATTCTTTATTTTTTATTAATATTTCAATATCATGAATACCATGATCATCTCCCATAATATATTTATTATTTTCTAATTTTTTTACAAAATAACTAATATAACATTCGCTTTCAAAAATATACCAAGTAAAGTTTAAAATTAAAAAGTATAAAATGTATAAATAATCATAACTTTTATTTTGAATAATAAATGGATATAAACTAATAAAATATGTGAACATAATATGAAGAATAGTTATTATTTTACTAGTTAATTTCATAATATTATATAATATTATAATATTATAATATTATATTATTTAATAAAAATATATTTATTAATATTATGAAAAGTTTATTAACAAAAACTTTACTTTCAAGTTTAGTTTTATTTATAATTATATCTTTTTTAATATTAAATATTAAAAGTAAAAAAGAAATTCAAAATATTGAAAATGAAGAAGAAATTCAAAATACTATAAATGGAAATCAAAATAAAAATGTGACTAAATTAAATAAAACTTATTTATATATTTATGACGTTGTTGTAATTATGTTTATATTATTAATGGTTTTTTTTATTTTTTGTAATGGATTTTATAAAGGATGTATTAAATCATTATTTATATGGTCATTTTTTATATTATGTACTCCTGTTCCCGAAGCAAGTTTATTAATTAGCCTGCCATTAAAAAGATATTTTGGATTCAAAATGGAATTAAGTCAAATTGTTGTTAGTCTATTTGCATGTATGATCATATTTTATTTTTATTGTGTTGAGCAAAAAATTATTAAAAATAATTTAATTGGTAATTTATTTCTTGGATTAATAAATTATAAATATTATTCTATTATTTTTATAAGTGTAATTTCTTCTGTTTTAACATCTAATTTATTAGATAATATTATTAATCATTTTATAAATAAAGATGAAATTAATTATTTGTACTTAAAAATGGGTATTATTTTTGTTTTACTACTTATTTATATTTATTTGCTAAATAATTTATTGAATTTTATGAATAAGAAAAAATAAAAATTACATAATTTAATACGAAATTGAAATTTTTTTTAATTGTTCTTTCAATTCTTGGTCTTGTTTTTTTAATTCTTCTAAATCAATAAACGAATAGCATTTTTTTAAATTATTTTTTTCATTTTTTTTCATTTTTTATAATATAAAAATCTGTACATGAATAATTTTTCTTTAGTTTATATGTCATTAATATTTATTGATAAAAAAAAATTGATTTATATACTTGATTTATATATGATAATATATAAAGTCTAAATTGAATTTAAGTTTGAACTTATTTATACATTATGCATTTTAAACCAGTATATAAGTTATGTGATTGGGTTGATAAGAATAAATTATTTATTCGAGAATTATCTCATAATCCTAAATCCATTGATTATTTAAAACAAAATATAGAATTAATTACTTGGAAATATTTATCAATTAATGAAAATGCAATGGAAATATTAGAAAATAATCTTGATAAAATAGATTGGAATGTCATTTACAGCAATAAAAATGCTGTATATTTATTAAAAAAATATATTTTAATAAATAATTTTGTACTTAAACAAGTTCAATGGAATTATTTATGTACAAACCAAAATTGTATGGAAATTTTTAATATTCCTAAAATAAAAAAATATAGTTATGGTAAAAACTACTTTATATTAAGTAAAAATCAATATGCTATACCATTATTAGAACAAAATTTAGAAAATGTAGAATGGAGTTATTTAAGTTCTAATCCAGGTGCTATTGAATTATTGAAAAGTAACATATCTAAAATAGATTGGGATCAATTAAGTAAAAATCCTCATTTTGAAGCCATTGAATTATTAAAAAAGAATTTTTCTAAAATAAATTGGTGGTCTTTAAATAATAATCCAAATGGACATATGATTTTAAAAGACTATCAGGATAAAATTAATTGGTCTTTATTTTGTTGCCATAGCAATGATTTAACTTTATGTTATGAAAATTTGGATAAAGTTGATTGGTTTTATTTTAGTGCTCGTCCTGAAGCAATTCAAGTACTTAAAAAAAACTTGGATAAAGTTAATTGGAAATCTATAACATGGAATAAAAATGCTGGACATTTAATTCTAAATAATTTGGATAAAGTTAATGGATATTGGTACTATTTATCTCAAAATCCATGTATTTTTACATATGATTATGAACAAATGAAAAAAAATAATATGATATTTGCTGAAGAATTAATGACTTATATATATCATCCATCAAGAGTTTTATATTATATGGATACATATTCATATGATATATTGGATGATTCTTATTCTAAATTTTTTTTAAATGAAATTTAAATAATTTTAATAATTTTAACTTAATATAAATTTATAATAAAATTAAAGATAAATATAAATTTATAATTTTTTTTGGATTATTACAGTTTGTAAAATTTTTAAAAAAATCTTCAGATACTTTTATTTTTCTTATTGAACACCATCCGAATTTTTTACAATATTCTTCAGGATAATAATAGTGAAATTCTAATTTGATTAAATATAAAATAATCCATAATTCTTCATTTTCTTTTTTAATACTTTTTTCTTTAATTAAAGTAATTATATTTTTATTACTATTTCTTTCTTCATATAAATAAATTAACTCTTTTTTACTTTTAGGAAAAATATTTGTGTATTTTTTAACAATTTTTAAATAAAAATCTGGATACTTTTTTATAATATATTTAAATCCTCTATTACTATAATTTATTTTACTTTCTGAAGGTATTATTTTTTTTTTCTTTTTACAATCTTCAATTAAGTTAATTTCTTCATTAAATAATAAACTTAAAATAGTTAATAATTCTTTCATATATTGTTTTTTTCTATTTAATTTAAATAATCTTGTAACATTTCTTTTACTATAATTTTGTTTATATTTTTTATGAAGGATTTCACCAAAATCAATTATATTTACTTTTAATCCATAAAAAGGAATTTTTTTATTAGAAAAATAAAAATATTTTTCTTTTGTTTTTTGTATCATTAAATTACCTAAATGCAGATCATTGTGTGAATATTTATATTTATATAATATTTTTAAAATATTAATAATTTGAATACTAATTGAATATAATTGTTTTAATGTTAATTTATTCTTTTTTAAATAATTATTTATAGATGTTTTTCCATGATATTCAATTAACATTTTAAAACATAATTTTGATTTATTTAATTTATTAATATTTTCTTTAAATTTAGGTGGGATTTTAAATGGAGGTTTATGTTTAAATTTGCAGTTATTTTCTATTTTATAATTATATAATTTAGTAAAAAAAGTTTGTTCCTTTTTTTTTAATTTATTTACAAAACTATAAAAATCTAATTCACGATATATACTTGAATTATACGATACTTTTGTATTTTTTTCAAGTATTTTTTGAATTTTTAATGAATAATTTTTATTTTTTAACTTTACTAAATATGTTGTTCCAAATAAACCTGCCCCTATTTTTTTTATTATTTTTACATTATTTATATTTGTATTTGTATTTGTATTTATTATTTTATTCATTGTATTATTCATTGTATTATTCATTGTATTATTCATTGTATTATTCATTGTATTATTCATTGTATTATTCATTGTATTATTCATTGTATTATTCATTGTATTATTCATTGTATTATATAAATATTTATTTAATTACATTTTGAATAAAAATTATTAAATTTTAATTTTAATTTTCTTCAATAATATCTAAATCTTTAATTTCTTCTTCAAATCCCTCTAATAAGTTATCATCTTCATCTCCCTCATTATAATCTATTTTCTTTTTTAATATACTTGTTTCTATATTTTCTGTTTCTGTTATTTTTGTTTCATTTGATTCTGCTTTTGTACTTAAAGTTGTACTTGAAGTTGTACTTGAAGTTGTACTTGAAGTTGTACTTGAAGTTGTCTTATTCATTGCTGAAAACCATTGCTTAATAGATGCATTTCCACTTTTTTTATTTTTCTGTTCTCTTACAGCATCTTCAATAATTTTAGCAGGATTTTTCATAACAAGTTCAAATATCTGAAATACAGGTTTTTCTATTTGATTTGTTAAATAATAATTATAATCTATCTTTAATTTTTTTTCATTTATATATTGCGGATTTTCTATTGTATCTCCTTGTAATAATTTTGATGCTAATTGTTTTTTACATTTATCATTATGTTGTACTTTGTATTTATCTGTTCTTAATTGATGCTTTTTAAAACAAGGCTTGCAATAATATCCAGTACATGTATTACATCTTTCTAATTTTTCGTCAGTTCGACAAAATCTACATATTTGTTTGCATGATTGAGTATGGTTATTCAAATGATAATAGCAAAATATTCCCATACAAGTAGTACATTTACACTTATCAGGATTTACTTTTGAATCACATATTTTACATTTTAAGTTTGAACTTTCAATAAAACAATATGGAATTCTATCATTTGATTGTGGTTTATTTCCTGGATCTCTTTCTCCCATTCGGTCTGCCAATACTTTATGAGCTATTAACGTTGGATTTGAATAATCTGTTCTTACAGTTTTACTTATAACCAATTGTGATATATCAACATTACCATCTAATAAATCTTTTACTGCTTTTTTAAAATATAATTTTGAATCTTCTACATTTCTTTTGTTTAATATAATATCAATAACACCACCATAAATCGTTTTAACAATAGGAGCATTATCTCGTCTCTTTAATACAATACCCATAGATGTTTGTTTGTATTTATCTAAATCAAATTCATATTTATTTCCGAAATAACGCTTTTTTGAAAAAATACAAAAAGGCCAAAATGTTTTTTCATATTCTATATTTTGCGGTGCTTTCATATGTCTATTAATATGTGCTGCTGCTTCTTCTCCTATTACAATTGATTCAGCTAACAAATTTTTTTCTGTTAATTCTTTTCCTGGATTTCGAAGCTTAATTGTATCACTAAAATTAACAAAAATTGAATCTGTATTATGTACTATTAAATTACCTATTCCCGCTGCAAAATGATGGTTTTCTGTTGTTAAATCATACACAAATTGATTGTTTTCATATTCTTGTGTTATATCTAATATTTGAATATGTTGTTGATTTTGTTGATTTATTTCATAATTATCATTTTTATAATTTATTATTGATTTATTATTATTTTTATATAATTCATGATATACTAATGCTGAATCTATTTGATTATTTAACGAATTATTATTTTTATTTTTATTTTTAATTTCTTCTTTATTACTTATTTCCTCATTCATATATTTATTTAATAATTGAACTTGGTTTTGTTTTGTATTAATTGATTTTAATATTTCTTCAGGAGAAATAGATGTTCCATTTATATCTAATAATGAATGGTCATCAGTAACATCTACTATTCCAGAGGGAGATATTATACGATACATTTTCTTTGATGAATTTAATTTATGTCTAATGATTCTGTATAGTTTTGTCCATCCTTTTTCAGTCCATGTTTGAATATCATAATTAAAATCTTGTTCTTGTTCTATATTTGTTAATTCAAAATATTCTTTTGATTCTTTTCCAGGATTTGTACATTGTTGCCATTTTTCTGTTGTAAATCTTTTACTTAAATCTTCTATAGTTGTTAATATAACTTGATTATTTATTTTAATATAAATGGGTGTGTAATAAGCTACACTATCACCATATGTTAATTTTGAACCTTCAAATTTTTCTAATGTTAAATCACGGGCAGTAATAACCATTTTTCTGCCTATTGCTGTCGTACAAGCTGCTAATTCTTTATAACAAATAGGACTTGTTGAAGCACCTACTTGTCCATATAATGAATTACATGTCACCTTATAAGCTAATTGAAGACCGTCTAAAACAGCTATTTGAAATTCATTATTGGTTGTTTTTATTTTTTCAACAATAGATTTGTCAAATGTTTTTATTCCTAATTCTAAATTATTTACTTGATAAATATTGTCTTTTTCTTCCAATAATCCTGAATATGTTTCACCATCATTTAATTGAACTGTTTTATATTTCATTATTTTTCTTGTATCTTTACGCGCTGTTAATAGTTTTCTTAAAATACGTGGTAATACTGATTTTTCTCCGTCATCTCTTTCAGCAAATCTACATACTTTATATCCAACTTTACGTTTATCATTATCTATTCCTTGAAATGTATCATATTCAATATCTATATAATGATATCCTTCTAAATCTTCATATTCATGTCTTATTGTATCACTTATTAATTCATATTCGTTTTCTTGATTAATTATTGTTGAATTTATTGTTTTATTAATAATCTGATTTTGTTTTTCATTTTTCTTTTCTATCAACCTATATTCTTTATATCCTAATATTGAATCATGTGATATATTTTCCGCAATCATTGATGATGGATACAAAGAATTATAATCCATAACAACAACAGGTTCAAAATATACTCCTGGTGTTGGAACAAATACAATAGCTCCTTCATATGAATTTGTGTCAATATCATCTGAGCTTAAATCTTTAATAATGAAATCTTCATCATTACAAAACTTAGCCACTAATGAGAAAATCTTGATTCCTTGACCACGTGTAAATAAATAGGAAAAAGGTACAATACATACATTCGACATACCCATATTATTTGTAATTACTTGTAATTTATTGATTAATTCATTTACTAATATACAATCCTTTACACAATAAACTGCGATTTCTCTAATTTTTGATGAACTGCCAATTCTGTAATTTTCAAATAATTGTTTAGGTGATAAATCTTCCTTTTGATTATTCATAAATACTTTGGAAACATTATCCAATTTATATGAATCTAATTTATGGTCACGTTGTACAACCTTCAATAAATCAATTTGAATAATACCTTCAATATTAATGAATTTTAAAATATTTTGCCCTAAAGCACTTGATGATAAATCCTGGACTGTTAATTCTTCTTTGTATTCTTTATCTTTCATACGATTTAAATGACGAAATACTTGAGAACAACAATTTTCCATTTTAATACGCTCATAAATGTATTCCCAATCAAACCCCCATATATTGTAACCTGTCATTATGTCCGGATCTAATTTTTCAATAAATTTTGCCCAACCAATTAATAAGTCTCTTTCTGTTTTATAACATTCTAACATGACTCTATCAATAGGGTCACAATCTTTTAATGTACATATATATTTTAATGAACATTCAGTATCTCCATAAATATAAACAGTTGTTCCAATTTGAATAATTCTATCTTCAGGACGACTAAATTTAGGAAATGCTCCATCACAACTTGTACATTCAATATCAAATGATGCTACTAAAATTTTAGGTGTTATTTTTAAATCTTCCTTTAAAACTTGCGCACAATCAACGGAAATATCAAATTGACTTCTTGTTTTTGAAGGATTATTAATTATGTACGCACCTTTATTGATTTTTAACCAACCTGATGGGTCAATGTTATTATTATGAAAAAATCGAATAACTGAATTTACTTTTGACTCGTATATCTTTTTTGAAAAATCAAATTCTTGGTTTAAACGCTGTATATTAATCGTTTTTTCTCTAAAAACTTTTAAGAATCCATAATATGAACTTTGGCTTTTAAACTTAAATAATGCGTACTTAAATAATTTATTATTATTGAATCCATAAAATTCTTTTTTTTGTATCATTTTACATTCATCTAATCCTTCGTGATTATAATCTTGTACATTTTTTAGTATTTCTGCTTTAAAATATTTAAAATCTTTTAATTCCCATTCTTCTGGAATTTTTATGTAAAAATAGGGCTTAAAATTGAATATATGTATGCTTAAAGAATATCCTTCTTTTGTGACTCCATATCCTCTTATAACTAATCGACGTTTTTTATTATATTTCTTTTTTTCTTCATTTTCATCATCTTCATCATCTTCATCATTATTTATTGTTTTATAAATATCATTTGACGTCCAGTCAATAATTTGAAAGAACAAATCTTTTTTATTGTTAATATTTCGTTTAAGTAAATTAGTTCTTAACATACCTTATTATTTATTATAAAAGTGACTATAAATCACTTTTTTTATTTTTTTTAAAATTATTTAATTATTAATAACTATTTTTTTTTTTTACTTAGATTGAGCATCAACGCTGCAAATCCTCCGTTGTTTTTATTCTTCTCGTAAGCATCAAGCGGTTTTCCGCTAGTACTCATAGGCATTCTAAATCCCATTTTCCTTATTTCATTAACGAGTTTAATTATAATATATTTTAATAATTAGTATCAATTTTTTATTTAAAAATAAATGATTAAATATAATTATGGCTCAAATAAATGGATTTATAAATTTAGGAAATACTTGTTATTTGAATTCCGTACTACAATTATTATTTAACATTAATGAATTAAAAGAATATTTCATAAGTAAAAAATTTTTAGAAGAATTAAATGTAAATATTAAAAAAAATAATTTTAAAAATAAAAATATTAAAAATAATGTACATTTTATACAAAATTTATATTCATTAATGAATGATTATAACAATAATAATCAAAAAACATTGACACCACAAAAATTATTAAAATCCATACAAAATATAAATAGTGATTTTGAAGGTTTTAACCAACATGATAGCCAGGAAATTTTATTAATAATCATGGACATTATACATGAAATATTAAATTATGAGGTTGATGTTAATTATCAAGGAAATCCTCAAAATGAAACAGATTTAATAGTTATTGAATCTATTAAAGAGTTATCTAACATTTTAAATTCAAAGTATTCAATAGTAAATGATTTATTTTATGGTATGTTTTATAATGTATATAAATCAGTTGAAAATGATAGTATGAATAAAATAATATCTAAAAAATATGAGCATTTTAATAACTTAACATTGGAATTTTCGGGAAATAATTTAGTTGAAAATTTAGACTTATTTTTTAAAAATGAAAATCTTGATTCTGGTTTATTTGATGATAAAACAAATAAAAAATATAAAGTTTGTAAAAGCGTAAAAATAGTAAATTCTCCTAAATATTTATTTATTACTTTAAAAAAATATAATAATGCTTTAAAAAAAAATAATCATTATTATTCATTTCCAATTAAGAATTTAGATTTTAGTAAATATTGTTTAGGATATGATAATTATAAATGTTTATATAATTTAATTGGAATTATATGTCATAATGGGACTATGAATTTTGGTCATTATTATTCAATTATTAAAAATAATAATAAATGGTTTTTAATGAATGATGATGAAATAAGTGAATTTGATATAGAAACAAATAAAAATAGAATATTTACTAATGCTTACATATTGTTATATAAAAAAAAGAAATAATGAAAATGCAGATCTACATGCAGATCTAAATGTAAATAAATGTAATTAAATGTAAATAAATTTAGAATTAATAAATAAAAAAAAAATTATATTAATATATATGTCTTATTCATTAAATACATCGAAATCAAATTCTAATATGAATTCTTCTAAAAAAGGCGGTCTTGATATTACAAAAATTTTAATTATTTGCTTTGTTATATTAGTTATTTTATTTATTATTTATGTAGGTGTTAATTATTATAATTATTCAAATATTCAATGTTTTGAAAAAAGAAGTTTTAAAGATTATTTATTTAGTACTAATAAAGAAGTTTGTTTAGTTTATGAAAAACCCATTCCTAAACCAATTATTAAAGTAGAAAAACCTAAGAAAACTACTGAAAAAATGGGAGGATTTTTTAAAAAAGACCAAGTTTTCCATATATCAAATCAAGATTATAGTTATGAACAAAGTAAATGTAAATGTTCATCTTATGGAGCAAGATTAGCTACTAAAAATGAAGTAACAAATGCTTATAATAATGGAGCTAATTGGTGTTCTTATGGATGGACCGAGGGTCAAAATGCTTTTTATCCTGTTCAGAAATGTTATTATGATAGTTTAATGGAAGAAGATGAATTTTTAGAAAATTCAGATAAATATTGCGGAAAACCAGGGTTAAATGGTGGTTATTTTTCAAACCCTGAATTGCGTTTTGGTGTAAATTGTTATGGAAAAAAACCAGAAGGACAAGTTATTAAACCTAAATCAGCTTATTGTGGTCCTAAGGAGTTCTGTAAAATGAATAAAAATAGTAGTGCTAATCAAAAATTATCAACTGATGTAATTTCTCCATTTAATGATACTCAATGGAGTTATTAATTATTTATTTAAATAAAAATTAATATCTTTTACAATATTAGATGAAATATAATTCTATTTTATTAATTACAATTATATTATTATTTATTTTTTTAATGATTCATTCTTATTTTCTTAATAATCAAATGAATTTAAAAGTAGTAGAAAGTTTTGCTAATCCTAATTCTTGTATTAATAAAAATATTGATTATGGAGCTGTTTGTGTAGATACTAATAATAGTAAAGATTATGGTGTAGGAACTTTACAAGATTGTACATATCCTTCTGATACATCAAAAAAAAAATATAAATTAACATGTGCGAATATGACATTTAATGGAGTTGATTATAGCGATGAAGGTACATATAGTACAGGTTGTATTAATCATACATTAGACATGGATACAATGTGCAATTCATATATGCCAGTACAAATGAAAGCTAATTTAAAACAAAATGGTTATTATAATAAATCTGCTGGTGCACAAGTAATTTTAAAAGGTAAAGAAGGCGATTGCTATAATAATGATGGAACAAGTAATCCTTTAAAAAGCAGAGCAATATGTAATTTAAGGTCTAATAAAGAAATTAATAGAATTTTACCAGGAAGAGATATTAATGAAAGTGACAAATTTACAGATTGTCAAAACATGGAAAATTATAATTTTTTACAAGATTGTAAAACTATGATGAGTCCTTTAAACGAAACTGAAGAGGAAGATATTTATGCTGATATTCATGGATACGATTGTATGCCTGGCTATGCACGTGCTAAATGCTATTTAAAAGATGAAAAATCAGAAATGTTAAGTGATTTAGAATAATTTAAATTTAATTTAACATAGAAAATATTGTTAAAATAATTATTTCTAATTTAACTAATTCAATTGTAATATATTCAATTGTAATATATTCAATAATAAAAAACATTTATTTATTTTTTTATTTATTTATTTTTTTATTTATTTAATTTATTTAATTTATTTAATTTTTATTTTTTTATTTATTTAATTTATTTAATTTATTTAATTTATATTTTTTTAAAAAAATATAAAAAAATGAATAATTAGTATTTAAAGACTTTAATTCAATTATATATGTTATGACAGAATTAATTAAATCTAAAAATCATATTTTTGATGATATTAATGAAATTAATGATGCTAAATATAATATTAAAAATGAAGATTTTAATATAAACAAAGATGAAAATAATGATGATTTTGAAATAGATGAAAATTTACAGAATTTTATGGATTTTGTAAAAAATAAAGAAAATAAAAAAATACCTGAACCAACGAATTATGTAATATCAACACAATCTGGATGGTGTAAATTCAAAAATATAAATAATATTAATTTATCGGGAGTAGTTATAAGTGTTGCTAAAAACATAATTAATAATTTTATTTTTAAGAAAAATAATAATTATTTAATTCAGGGTTTAGTTATTGAAAATTTAGTATTACGCTTTGATGATATATATACAAAAAAATTTAAAAAGACATATATTAAATTTTTAGGAAATGTTATTGAAACAAATAATTATGAAGATTGTTTATTAATGTATAATAATTTACATTTATTAGAAACTAATTCATTAAAAAAACAAGGAAGACAAAAAAATAAAAAGGAAAATGAAAATTTTTACAATAGTTGTTCGATTATAGTAAAAGGTGAATTACATAGAAAATGTGTAAATATTAAATTATTTAATAACGGTCAAATTACATTAACAGGAGCTAAAGAAGAAGAAGATGGTTTCACTGCATGTGTTTATTTATTAGAAGAATTAAAAAAACTGGAAAATGTATTTTTAGATGAAGAAAATAATAGTTTGGATAATAATATTGAACTTATTCAAAAAGCATGTGTTTCTGATTTTAAAATAACAATGATAAATAGTGATTTTAATACACATTTTAAAATTGATTTACTAAAATTATTAGATATTATGAATCAATCTGAAAAAGATAGATTTATTAAATTTAATCCTGCGGTTTATAGAGGTTTAATGATAGGATTTTTTTGGAATACTACTAAAAAAATACAAGATGGTTGTTGTAGTTGTCCTATAAAATGTT